ATCGGTGTTACAAATGCTTTAATTTTTGACGGGTCGTTCCCAATAGCTGCAAACGCTTGATCGCGTTGTTGAGGCGTGTATATTCCTCTATCAACCAAGTTTGAAACTACTGAGGTAAAAGTTTCCATTGTTGGGTTTTCCAACACTGCGCCTGCACCAGCACCGATTAAATTAATTCTTTTTTGTTCAGCTTCAAGTTGTTTAACTTGTCCTTCGTTAAGTGCCTTATACGCTGCTTGCCCTTGCTTTGTGCCAAGCAACTGTGATGGATCCCCACGCTCAGAAACTGGTCTAGAAAAATAATTTCGCGTACTTTCATTTCCTTCCATTTCTTGTTGCGCAGCTTTAATACCCATAACTTGGGCATACTGGCCAAGCACATTAGGCTGCTGAACAGGCTGAATGCCTAATGCAATGTTTGGGTTAATTGGCATGATTTATCCTTACCACATATCGCCGTAATTTGTAACACTAGCAGGAACCATACCCCCGCCACCAGGACCATATACATTACCCCCGCCAAATTGGGCTATTGCGTTTTGCGTAGGGTTTCTAAGCGTACTTAACAATTGATTCTGATAGTATTGATTTGAAACATTACCAATACCTTGGTTGATTGCGTTAGCACCACCAACGTATCCAGAAGCCCTTGCATTAGCGCCACCTTGATATAACTCGCCTACTTGGTTAGCGTAGTTCATACCCATAGTACCAAGCGTGTTAGCCGTAGATTGACCGACACCCGCTAATGATTGAAGCGGATTTAATGTGCCTGCGCGTTCGGCTTGATAGCGGTTGAAGGCGTTTTGGTATTCTTGCGATGCCATGTCCTGACCGTAACGCTGAATGCCTTTGAGCGTACCGCCTGACAGCAAACCACCACGGGCAGCAGCGCTGCGCTCAAGACCTTGCATGCCTTCTTTAAGGCGGAACTGATAGCCTGGATCTTGACCCTTGGCAAACATCTCAGGCGTGTACTCAGCCGTAGCGTATTTGCCAAAGTTTGGATCGTTAACATCGCCGCTAGTAAGTCTAAACTTCTCACGATCAGGGGCAACAATTCCAGCCCGCGCTGTGTCGTAACCCGCTTGGTCAAAAGTACCGCCAGTGCCACCAGTACCTCCTTGATAAATTTCTTGATCGCCGCTACTAATGTAATAACCGCCACCGCCACCACCGCCCGTTGTAAACTGCGACGGATCAAGTCTAGAAAGACTTGCGTTATAGTCAGCAAGCGCTTTGTTATACGCAGTGTCGTCGTATTGCGGTGTACCGCCAATACCAAGATAAGTCAGCAGCCGGTTTTGACCTTGCAACCCGCCTTGGCGAAACGGTTCTTGCAGTTCAACGCCTTTTAGATACTGCTCGTTTTGCAGTTGAGCGGCACGTTCTGTTGCGTCAGCTTGTGTGTTAGCAGCTTTATTCGACGCACCGGCTGAGATTAAAGAACCGCCAATACTGGCTACTGCCATGCCGCTAATTGGATCAGGCATTATCGAACTCCTTTACATAATCGCTGTATTTTTCGCCGTACAATCGCATGACATCGGCAGCGCATTGGTGCGCAACTGCTACTCCGTGGCATAACCGAACAACAGTTAATACAACATCGTAGTACCCAGCGCGCCAAACAAAAGACACTTCGTCATGTTTGCCTGCGCGTTCTACTTTATCGGACGCTTGCCATTTTAAAATCATATTCGCCACAGCAGACGCTAATTCTTTCTGGTTTGCCAAATAAAACGCATTGGACGGCATAGCTACCAAAGAAGCCCAAATAACAGAATCCAAGTCAGATCGTTGAATCTTATCGCCATCAGCGCAATCATCTAGCAATTGAATTGTTTCAAACAGCATCAACAGCCACTCACCCGCTACAGCAGGCAGTTGTAGCGTAGTCTCAAATGCGCTGCGCAAAGACTCTAAATGACTCATTATGTAATCTCTCGACCCGACACACGAATGTTAACCGCAGAAGCCGTTCCTGCCAAGGTCGAGATGAAGCCACTGGGCATAAGCGCTGCCCCTACTAGCTCAGGAAACGTGTACGTCTCGGATGGCTGCAAGGTCTTGGTCTTGACAATCAAGTTGTCGTTACCCGCTGATCCCGCCGCAGTTACCAAGTTCACACTGATAGTGGCAGCCGAACCGCTATAGTTGGTTGCGGTAAACTTGTCAATCAGCGCAGTAACACCCGACGCAGTATATTGCGTTGTCTGGGTGTCTTCAGCAGTCTTTGCCGGTACAAGTACCTTTACGGTTACGGTCATGTTGATGCTCCTTCGATATTATTTGCAACGGTCAGAATGATAGAGGGTATGGCTGGGACAGGTGCAACAGCAGCAAAGGCCGCAAGTTCAACACTAAGATCCGAAACCGAAAACATTATTTCAACATAATCCCCTGCGTTTAAGTCAAAAAAGTAATTTAACGAGGAAAATATCTCAGCGTTATTGCCTTGAATTCTTATATAACTAGCGCTGTTGGCAACATCCACGCCGTTAAGCCTAAACCAAATGTAAAAGTTACCTACGCCGCCGCTAGTCTTATCTAGCTGAAACGACATGTCGTAGTTGTAAATCCCTGGCGTATCGACGTACACCCGTGAGGTCGGCGTACCAAGGTACACCCCGTTGCTGAGATCAGTCGTGTTAAACGTAATAGCTTTAGCCGTGTTAATGGTTGTGCCTAGCTGCGTGGTGGTATCAAAAAACGACCCGTACCGTGCCCGTTTTAACTGGGGCGTTACAGGAGGCGATAGCGCTAACCCTTGCACGTCGGCAAATAAGTTGGCCAACTGCGCCTGTAGCGCCATGAGAGCGCCCTCAGAACTAAGTTCTGCCGCTTGGATCTGCTTTTGCATCTCTGCAATCTGATCAACAACGCCATCTTGTGCCGGTTGAATGGCAAACTGCGTAATGTTTTTAATGAACTCAAAAACAAAAGAGTCTGTTTCAACTGGTCCAAGCTGCAAATCTTCTAAAGACGCAGCGCTGCTACCTACTTTCTCAAACTGGTTAAAAAGAAACCGATACCATTCCCGCGAAATTAGCCCTGTGCGCTCATCTAAAAGCGGCACCCTTGGAGGCACAATTTGGGTAATATCAGGCATTTGTAGGACTCAGTATTAGTTCAGCGCCGACAATAGCGATTTTGACCGGATCAGTACCTGACACTTCGTACACCCGATCCCGCAACTTCAAAGTCATGCCAAGCCTGCGCCAGATTACGCGACGTTGAAATACGCCAATTCTGCCAAGAGACTTCCAATGCTCGTTAGAGTATGTGTGGCCACCATCATCTGACCAGCGCAGCATAGCTTGTGGGTTAACGCCTTGTACAAAAGGCGGCGAAAACATTAACACATCACCACTAGTAGTTACAAGCTGATCTCCACTAGAGGTGTAAAAAAACCATTCAACATTGTCAGTTTGTTCAATACCGTTTAAGCCTACACCCGTCTCGCAATCTAACTGCATGGAGTGCTGTGTTGTGCGCTTCAGGTTATTTTGACCCGTGGGCAGCGCACGCCATGAGCGCAGCCACTTCTGGATTTGACCGTTATCGGCAAACACATCCAGATCAAAAGAGTAGATGTTACCGTTCTGGTAGTCACCTACTATGACTTCATTGTTGTACGCCATTTGGCAGTTGGAACGATGGCGGGTAAAGTCACCGTTTTCAAACCCTGCCCGCTCATGCCACGCTTGAGTCGCCACATCAAATACCCAAGTCGTATTTGCGCTTGGGAAGATTAGGACGTAAAAAGCGTGACCGTCTTGCTGGTAGGTGTAGCCAATGGCATCCGAGATGTTGCCGTACTGCTGGATCTGCCACTCAACTGCGTGGGTACTCATGCGTTTTCCCGTGTAGCCCTCAGCACGGTAAACGATACCTTGACCACGGGCGTCAGAACCGAGCCAGAACAGCCCGTTATCCAACTTGGCAACAGAGTATGGGGCAGCGCATCCTAGCTCGTTAAACGCGCCCTGAATGCGTACAAAGGGGAAGTCAGACAGCCCTGCGTCGTACCAGACCTCAATTGAGTCTGTACCAAAGAGCCACAGTTCGCGGTGATCAACAATGAGTGCGACCAGCCCGTCAGACGAGCCTTCAGCACTTGCAAAATCTAGCGGGTCAACCGAGGTGCCATCTAACAGCGCGGTTAAGTAAAACCTTTGCGAGTTAGGTGGGTTAAAGATAAAGTAGCCATCAAGATACGCTACTGTCACAGCACCAGGAAAGTCTGGGTCAGTAATCTGAGCAAACACGTTTGTAGACGTGTTAAAAATATAGCCACTAGGATTAGCAGCAATAAAAATCTGAGTGCCGTTATCAACCATTGACACTGGACCCGTACCATCTACTATACCGCGCAGGGTCGCGGTGTAGCTACTGTTGATTTCATAGAACTTGTTACCCGACACGACAAAAGCGCGTGTTGGGTCTGCTTTAAGTACCCACAGCCCACGCACGGGACCGTTGCCTATGGTGGCCAAAAACTTTAGCCCAGGCGCACGGTTCAGAAATGCTGGCTCTTTGCCACCCTCGGGGATGACTTCTGGGAACAGGTTAACCATGCGGTTATCCGCCGCATTAACGCTGCGGGCTACATACGCCGATCCTAAGATTGGTGTTTTCATATGTTACGCAACCACAGCACCACGGAATCCAACGACCCACCAATCCGTACCAACAAACTGGAGAGTCACCGAATCACCAACTGCATTGAATGTGATTGTGGTTGCACTTCCTAGGTTGGTTGGTGTCAAAACACCAGTATCACCACCGGCGGCTTCCGCAACATAAATAATTGTCTTAAGTTGGCCTTGTGCGCCATCTGCAAGCGTTAGCGCATCACCTGTTCCTGTTGAAGTAAATGCTGTGGCAAGACTTGTAATGTTTACCGCACCAGGACCTGATAAAGATTGAATTGTCCCAAATATAGGTCCAGTTGCAACTGAAGTAGCCGTAGCCACACCCAACACAGGTGTTACCAAAGTCGGGCTAGTTGCAAATACTAACGCGCCTGTACCTGTTTCGTCCGTTACAGCAGCGCGTAAATTAGCGCTAGAAGGTGTGCCCAAAAATGTAGCAACGCCTGTGCCTAGTGATGTAATTCCTGTTCCGCCGTTAGCTACTGGCAAAGTACCTGTCACACCTGTAGTTAAGGGCAAACCCGTACAGCTTGTTAATGTGCCTGATTGGGGCGTCCCAAGAATAGGTGTAGTTAACGTAGCATTAGTCAACAAGACTGTTCTAGTCATTTGTTTAGTAACGCCGCTTTGCTCTACAGGAAATAGGTCAGTTCCAGCCGAAGTGGCGGCTACTGGTAATTGGGGTATGGTTACGTTTGCCATAATTAATCCTAGAAATTACCAGCAAAAATGTTAAAGCGCTGACGAGTGCCAACAATTGAATAAGGAATTGACATAATGTCGTCAGGATTGTTGATGCGTTTCAAGTTACGCTTAGAAGTCATCGCAACCCGCATGACTGTGGGCGATGGCTCAACACCAAACTCAGGGGCTAACTCACACGCCAAGCAGTAGCGAAACGCCCGCAGATAGCCTGGGGGGAACGCTAGGTTTGTCGCTAAGTTAGCAGGGTTCGTTAGCTCTTCTACCGACACAATGTGAAACTCCAGCACCTTGGTAGGCACCGGATAGATCGTCATTGTAATGTCTGGGTAAGTCATGTTGACCCACATGACTTGCGGGTAGGTCGAGGTCACGGTCTTAACCGCAATACCGTTGTATTGCTGCTGATTGATCAGTTTAAGACCGTAGGAGATACCAGACGCAGGATCTTTAAAGTATGTGGAGTCTTCAACCAAAATTGGGCGGTTGCCCACAAAGTCGCCCGTGGGTCCCAGTGTGCGCTCATAGAAGCCTGGAGGCCAGCTAAACACTTGGTCTTGGGTCGAGAATACGGCTAAACGCTCAGTATTCCAACTGTCGATCATTTGATTCAGCGCAACAAGTGCGTCTTGCGATGTCGCTGCTGACGGAGTCTCACCTTCAGCCAACACGCCGAGTAAGCGCAAAGCGCCGTTGATCTGGTCATTGGCTGTTGTGGCCATGTTTACTCCGTAGTTTTACGACGACGTTTTAGCGTATTAACTGGCTCCGCTACTTCAACTTCAGGCGTATCGGGATTGTACCGCACCCAGCCGTTTGTTTCATCATATTCGGCTTCCATATCGGAAGTGGCGACCTTTTGACCGTGCTGGGGATGTTGTAGATAAATGATCATAAGTTGAAACGGGGGTTTATAGCCCCCGCCCTATTAAGTAATAGCAGCAAATTGCCACTTAGTGCCATCAGAAATAAACATCTTTCCTGCACCAGTTGCATTTGAAGTCGTACCAATTGACCCTTTTGGGGCTGCCGTGGTAGTTGAGTTGGCTGTGATAGCAGTACTCAAAAAGTACAAACCAGCAGTAGCGTTAGCCACAACAGCATCAGTTGTTGCAGTTGAAGTAAACGTACCGC